CCATAAGCCCCGTTCTTCAATCCATATGGCATAAAAATCACCACCCCTAATCATCAGATCAGAGCTTTTTTTGATAATAAACTTTGGATAGACTTCTATTATGCCGCGCTTTGTACTGCGCGTTGCAATCATTAAAAAGTCAATCATTGCAATTTTATTCGCCTCCTTCTATGCGTTCTCATCTAAATACCAACACATTTGATACCATATCTCGGCTTGACGCAAATCACGTCTGTGGTTTTTAACAGTAAACAAACCGCCTCTTCCGTTTTTTTCATATTTTCTGTTTAGGAATTTATTAATGACTTCATCAACAAATTCTTCATCAAAATTTGAGTCATTCATAATCCCCAATCCAAGATTAACAATCATGTTCCAAAACCATTGGCCAGTTCTGTTCCCAATTTCAGGGTCGTCCATAATATGTTCCTCACATCTTATGGCAAGAGCGACCATCATTTCTAAAACGCTGCAAGGGAAATCGTCCAAATACGCAGCAATTACAGCATCATCATATTCTTTTTCCTCGCCAAAACGGTATCTTAGATCAACTCCGTCTTCGGCACGATTGCCGTCCATAGGAATGCCGTATGTAAAATCCATGCTATAAAGCTTTTGCAAAAGTCTGTTATACGATAGCTTTTGGGAATATCTTTTATCGAAGACAAAATCGTATATCCAGTTAAAATACTCATTTTTCAAATTGTTTTTTGTCATATTGCCTCCATTTAATACGGAATATTTTTATAGACGTCCGAATACTTTCTTAGATCCAGCAGTATTTCATAGTCGCACTTTTTCGCGTCATTTCTAACAAATACTGAATCGTTCTCATATTCTCCAAAATGATTTAAAGAATCAAAACCAACAATTTCTTCAACATCGTCTATAAGCTCATCGTTTTCATCTGCCAAAACTTTATCGGCATAATAAGTTAAGCTGAATTTTTCATAATCGTTAAATTCTCCAAATTCTTCTGGAGTAATAACGTACGGAGCTCCTGAATTGAAGTTAGAATTATTTGTATATTTTTCCTTCTGCTTCTGTAATCTTCCAGAATAATCTTTTATTTTAGATGTTAAATCTGAATCTTTTTCTGCAAGACCATCTTCAATTCCTTTTGAAATTTCTTTGCCCATTTCTTCATATTCTGCATTTCTATTTTTAGAAAACGTCTCTTTCACAGAATCAATTTCCTCCTGGATAATCTGATCGTATTTTTTGCCGACATACTTCCAAGTAATAAATGACCCAATAGCCGCGCCAACAAAAAGCGCTGCAACCGTTATTAGTTTATCGCTCATAGCTATCCTCCTCGTTCTTTATTGTTATTACAGTAACCGCCAATCCTCCAAACAACATTGAAACACTCAAAAGAATGCCGCCTGTAATATGCCTTTTCCGCTTTGTATCAAGCACATAGTCAAGCATGGATATAATATTTTCAATCCCGTTCAAAATCAGTTCTCCTTTCCGCCAGACAAAACTGCAATACCGCTCACAAAACAAATTCCTGATAAAACAGCAAACATATAAGATACACAAGTCAAAATGTTACGCATAAATATACCTCCTTTTAACGATAGCTTGAAAAACAGTGATTACCAATCTGAAACAAAGGTTTTCCATAATTGCTGTAACAGCCGGCGGTGAAAAATATAACGTCGCTGTTTGTTCTTTTTTCGGCTTCCTTTTCCACAAGTTCACAAATATCCGTTCTTACTTCACAGCGTTCCACACGTCCGTTCCATACTGAAGAAAATTGCCCTGGCTGATAAATCACTTCGTATATAGTATCAGGAAAATATTCCGAGTCTAAGCGATTGAGAATCGTGTCAATCACAAGCCGCTTACCTTCCTCGCATTCTCCCTCAGCTTCGGCCATAGTAATTAAAGCGATTAATTCTATATCATTTTTGCTTATATTCGCTTTTTTGTTTTCTGAAACTTCTTCTGGCAATTCCTCCTTATGGTGATTTGATTCATATGCCAAACCTCTGACCGTAATAGCTGGGAGCATTTTAAACGCTTCGTCTGTATTGCACATAAATCCTGATGAAAATATAAAATATACACAAAGTACAAACGAAGAGAGTATACGAAACAACAAGTTTATACACCTCCGGCAATTAAATCAGATCAAGTATATTTCCATCAACATTAAAATCTAAAAGAATTACATTCTCATACCCGTTCACAAAATCGCGATTTACCTCGCGTTTTCCATCGTAAATTCCGAAATCAACATAATTGTCTCCAACGGGATTTTTAGGATCATATACCCAGCCAACAACCTGACCGGCCTTAGTCTGCTTTATGCCAAGTCTCTCGTATACCTCATTTAAAAATAAATATCCCCTTGCTTTAAGTCTGTCATTTGCATAATTCTGTTCGGCCCTAAGAAACATAAGGTTGTAATCCGAATCTTTTTCCCAGTTAGGGCTTCCTTCGTCAAAAAAGCGTGCATAATCGCTGTATCCATCGATACCAACAACATTAACTGTTTCTTTTACCTTCTTTTCTTTTCCCGTTTCAGCATCTACAATTGTTCCCTCAAGTTTCTTCGCCTTTATGTTATATTTCAGCTCACGATCTACATCTTCTCCAAAACGTTCAACAACTCTGCCGCGGTATTCTTTAAAGCCTTTGGCCACCGTTGAATAAGCAGCCGACAAGGCTATGCAACGTTTGGATATAATATTGTGCGACATTAAAATACTTGTGATAGACAAAGTTCCAAGTATTATTGAAGGCGCATATAATTTTGCAAATTCAATCCCCGTATTAACATATACTATCGCCAAATCCTTTTTTATATCTTCCTGCGTATATTCGTCGTTTAATTCTTCTGATGATTCGCAGGTATGTATAGCTTCAATGCTTTCTTTGGTCTTTTCGATAATTGTCCCGGCTTTAGTTGTTGCCTTGCAGGCTATAACGGCACTCGCTACTGTTCCAATAACGCCGGCAACAACAAGAATTTCGGGGCTGTGTTTTTTGAGCTTAAATCCTGTTTTGTATAAAGAAGCGCTTAATTTGCTAATAAATTCTGTTTTTTTCATATTTGATTTCTCTCCTTTTCAATTTTTTTCAAATGACTAATTAAATGCTGTATATACCAAATTGCTTTTTCCAAATCCTGAATGCCGTTTTTCTTTTTCCAGCGGCAAATATACTTAATTGCATTTCCAGTATCAGTTGCTTCAATTCCCTTGAGCTCAAATGTGAACGCCTCAATAACGTCAATAACCTCAATTCCTGTTTCGGACTGATAATGGTTCGGGTGCGTCACCTGTTCGTCAGTTGAATTATACATTTTTACCTCCGTTTCTTAATTCAATGGAAGTGCCCTGGGAAGTTTAATCATGTAGCCATCGCGTACACGAACTACCGAAGCGCTTCTGATGTTTGTCCAGCCGTATTTGTTATCCGTATAATTTCCGGCAACGCCAACTAAATCATAAAAGTCCGCAACACTCACCAGTCCATAAACAGACATAAGTTCGTCCATTCGTGATAAAACTTCTTCCGCCTCGCCTCTGCTGTTTAAAACAACATCGTCGTAATCATATCTGGATTTATTGCTGTAGCTTGTTCGGCTGTTTTCTTTATCGTAATAGCTTCTGTATGAAACCTTAGAAGCGGAAGTTCTGTCTCTGCTTCCATTGACGCCAAGAAAAACCTTGACCGAGTCTAAAAGAACATCTTTTATAGCCGGAACAACTATGTCCTCAAAGACATACCTCTTGGCTGCGTCTATATCGTCAGCTGTAAATATACCGGCTAACTTTGAGATACCATTTTTATTTTTAACCTTCACCGAGCCTTGTACAACCTTTTTGATATTCTTAGCCTGGATTATTTCGTTTCGTTCTTCTTTTGATTTGTGAGAATTAGATTTATATTCCTCCATTTCTTCCTCCTTCTGTTAGGCTTCTGTTATTTTTCCCGGCAAGCTAATTTTTGCGCTGGGTATACGATTGTTCTTTTTCTTAAATTGATAAGAAAAATTACTTTTTGCCTTATTTTTTGATACAGCAAAAGTTGAAGCCTGCCAATGGCTTGCTATGCACGTTTCAAACCCCATAACCGGCCCGTCATACAAATATCTCTTCATTAAAGTCACCTCCAAATAAAAAAGGGAAAGCGCCTTGTTACAGACGCCTCCGCTTTTATAATATTTTCTTTTTTTATTCTTTCTCGGATACTATTTCGCCCTCAATTATTTCGCCGTCGAAACCACCCTGATCTTTCTTTTTCTGTTCTCTGTGGTCTTTGATTTTGGCAATCATCGGTTTTCCAACATACTTATAGACGATTACGCCCGCAAGTATTGTTAAACCAACTCCCGCCGCCATCGTAAACATTCCTTCGGAACCTACTTTTGTAACCTCCTCAGCAGCCATTTCGATAACTTCTTCATTGTTTCTGATTTCATTAGTTTCCATACTTATTACTCCTTTCGTAATTAGAAAATATATAATAGTTTCTTCATTAAAGACGTTGTATTTTTCGCGTGCCCTCTATATTTCGCGATAAGCATATTTAGGCGGCGTAATATAGTCCAGCACAAGACAAGGCGTTTCATTCTTTGCAAGCTGTGAGCTGAAGCGAAGCTCAATTAAGTCGTCGACATTCCAGCCAAGGTCGTTTCCAATGCGTATGTCAGACAAACCTATTTCATAATAAAGGTCGTTTAAAGATACATACATTTCATCAATCATTTGGCGGTTAAGCTCATTTACCGCTTTTCTCAGCTCTTCAATATCCGAATAGAAGTATCTCCCGGATATAGCATCGTAGCAAAGGGTATTCCCTTTTCCCGAAACAATCACTTCCCGGTTTGTGAACGTGTTTTTCTCAATCTCGTCTCTTGCTATAGCATCTCTAACGGCAATTTCTTTTTTCTCGCCGATACTCTCTATAACTTTTTCCCTATATCCTTTTAACGCTGATTCCGAAAGAGCATACGCCGCCGCTAAAGCAGCTCTTCGGTGTGCGTTTATTGAATTTGCCCCGACTAAACAAAGTATTGACATACCTCCGGTAACAACTGCCGGAACATAACAAAACCATGTTGTTTTTACTACCTCAACATTTGTAAGCTTGTCGTCTTCATCTTTTTCCTTCTTTTCTTCGATTAGAAGCAGCGCTTTAGGAGTCGCTTTTACTGCCAAAACAGTTGTCGTAACCATTCCGGCAATTCCAATTCCTGTTAATATTTCAGGACTTCTTTTTTTAATTGCCATATACATTAACCGAGCTGCTTTTGTTAAATTTGTTTTTTTCATAATAATTCTCCTTTAAGGTATAAAAATTATTTATTTTCAATTTAAAATTGAATTTATTACATATTCGGCCATGTCATATGCTACAGAGAATATATAGCTTGTGTTAGGATTGAGACATGAATATTTGTCCATTCTGTCTTTAAAGTCCTCTAATGCAAGCAATGGCGGATATGACTTTCTGCTCTCAATATATCTGAGCAGTTCTTTTGCCGCCCAATTTGAATAACTCCTTTGTGCAAAGTCATGGCTTCTAATGCAAGATATAACCTCAGGCGCTTCATTTATATAATCGTATATCATTCTTAACATTCGTTCTTTAGCCTCTTCCATAGCATTCCTCCAAAAAAATAAAAAGCCCTGCCAAGGGCTTATCTAAATCCTTTTTCGGCTAACACTTCATTGACCTTTTCTTTGATTATCTCCTCCAGTTCTATTTTATCAATAACCTTAGATGCGAGAGTCACCCCACTTCCAATTATAGACATAATAGTCCCTATGTTTTTAATCGTAGTTTTACTTATCTTCATAAAGCTGTCGCCTCCTTTCATAAAACAATATGTATTTTTCGCGAAAAGAAAGAGGCCGCGTAAAGCCTCAATCTAAACCAACATTTTTTATAATTTTCATAAGCTCGTTTTTCTCAAGTTCCGCATCTGCACTCAAATGAACATGTGCTTTTCCATCAATAATAGTGATGTCCATTTCATTAAGCTGAATATCAATATTGTAACCCAGCTTCTTCTTCAACATCATTTTTACTAATTTGGAAATCAAGTTCCTTGTGAATTTAGATACAATCTTCATTTCGTCCATACTCCTTAACTCCTTTCAATATAGCTCATTGGTTTTCATAAAAGGGGTTGTAAAATTCGCGTAATCTGCAAATATAATTTTATTGACTTTCTGCGCATTCTTGCATATAATAAATTTATTAAATTTAATAAATTTGTTTAAGGAGGACATCTATGAAAGACGATTTAACTGCCAATAAACCCACTCTTTTAAGTGAAATCGGAAATCTTACAATTAACCAAATATTGGATAATCCGAATACCGAAATTATCAAAAAAGGAAACCGTATGTCAATACGTTATAATTCCAAACTTGGAATAATGACTGCCGAGCTCGCTTCATATAGTACTAATCACTGTGAATTGCGAGTGTCTTCTGTTCCAAATAAAACTCGCAAAATAGACTATATTGAAAACATTTTAGAAATGAAAAAACAAGGTATGCTTCAAAAAGATATTGCTTTTGAGTTAGACATTTCGGAGCCATATGTTTCATACATATTAAAAAGCCATAAGGAAAAATAAAACTAAGAGCCAGAGTTTGCTGGCTCTCTTTCTTTTAGCGTTCATCAATCAAAGATTTTATTTCAGACAAGAAATTTTTCACATCAGAATCATTTCCGCTTACATAGCACTTTACCATGCCGCTTGACTCAAATATAATTTCGCCTGTTGTTTCGTCAATAACCTTTAACTTAGGAAACTTCAGCGCATCATATTCCAAGCCATACTTTTCTGCAATAATTGCTATAGTGTTAATAGCCATTCTCCTTTCTTCATGATCTGGTAATTCAATTCTTAATTCTCTCATAATATAACCTCCTATAGATTAATAAATTTTTTCTTTCATAATAGACAATGTTATTCTCGCGTACTTTAAATATCTCGTCTGTCAAACACTGTTTCCCATCGCTGCTTAGGCATGGGTTTCATTTTAAGCGCCCACATAATTTGCCGGATAGTAACCGTTGGATATAAGCCGTTCGTACACTTTCCTGCACGGCTGTCAAAATAATCCTTAAAGCCGCTGTGCAAATATAAATCATCTGTAAGCCAAGGATCTATTTCGCTCCAATATGTACTTTTTATTTCACTATTAAAATGCTGCTGTATAATTGCCAAACCTTTATCGCCTATTTGAAAAAGCGTACAGCGATTGTATATTGGGTGATTGCAAATATAAACTTGTCCGTACATCGATAGACAAAATTCCGGCTTTTCATAGTGGTATCGCATAACATTCTCCAAATTCAGTATATTCTTAAATTAAAAAAAGAAAGAGCCCTTGTTAGGACTCTCTCCGAGTGAATTATTGGTTATTCATTTTATTCCTCGTAAATATCTTCATATTTTTCGCCGGGAAATTCCTCATTATCATTCCAATATAGTTCATCATCATATTTGCTGCGGCTGGCATAAAACTCTTCATAGGCTTCTTCCTCAGTTAAATAATCATCTATATTCACCGAGTGCCCACATTTGGGGCAAACTAACACTTCTTCATCTGCCTTCTCCATAACAGCTCCGCATTCATAGCAAAAATATTCGTCAAAACTCATTTCACTCATAATTTTTATCTCCTTTCATTTCAAAGCAGCCATATTATACAGCGCTCCCAATGTTTAGTAAAGAGATAAAAGAGCTCTTTATATCTCCGTAAAAGAGCTTGTAAATTATGCGTATGTATCCTATAATAATTAAAAAGGAGACGATATTATGACAGATTTAGAAATCAATGAATTTATTGAACAAAGGCATTCAATCGGTGATGAATGGACATTTGAAGAAGTTAAAGAAAAATATGGCAATATGACCCTTGAAGAAGCCTTAAAGGATCGTATGCAAGCGGATTACCACTGGGCAAATATAAATATTGCCGTTGCAAACTATCTGCAAAATAAATAAGACATTCAACAGTTCAAAAGAAACAGCCCTTGCAAAGACTGTTTCTTCTTGCTTATTTTTTAAAGTGATCTGACTTTTCAAGCATTTCAATTAATATGTTTTCCTGCCTTAAATTATTGTGAGCCAGACCAATTATCAAACTTTTATCATCATCTGAAATATTCATTTTCATAACTGTTTCATGAAAAAAATGGCACATTTCTGATGATATTTTTCTTAATTGTTCCGGGCTTACATAATTTAATGCTTCCTTAATTTCGTTAAATTGTTCAATGGTCATAATCATACCTCCTAAAAATAAGATTTTATTTCATAAAAGAACTTGTAAATTATGCGTAAAAAAAACGAAGAAGCCATGTAATTCTCACGGCTTCTCCATTTCAAAACCTCTTATTTCTTTGTTGGTCTAAAACGATTGATTAAACCTCTGAATGTTGTTGAGGTAAATGCTCCTGTTTCTTCAAACTTAAATCCTTTTTGCAGCCATACGGCATAGAACATCAGCGGTAAAATAAGCTCTGCCGCCGCTATACCAACCTTAAAATATCGATCTTTAACCTGCTCTGAAAGCTGTTCTTTTTTCATTTGACCATCGTCAAAATCCAGTTCCATTTTTGTTTCCTCGATTTTC